GCCGTTCCAGTCCTTGCTGCTGTTGCCAGTGCCATCACCGAAGAACATGGAGTTGAAGCCTTCCTTCATTGATTCTTCAGCCTGCATGATCTTCGCTTCAAGAAGGTTGACCATAGCCTGCTCACCATTGTTCTTCGCTTCTTCGATACCCGAAATAGCGACAGAAGCAGCGTACTGCTTCCAGTCAAATTCCGCAGCAGTGATACCCGACTGAGGAGTCAACGAAATGGTGTCGTAACCTGAGTACGAAGCCACAGTTGAGTTTTCACCATAAATCAATGGTTCAACAATGTTCGTACCACCATTCAACATGCGGATACGACCCTTGTCCATCAAGAAATAGGTCAAAGGACGAGCGTTGAAAACGTTGTCAGTAAGTGTTTTGCGGTAGTTAGCAACTGTCGTTGCCAACAGAGTTTGTAGCGCATCTCCATGAATAGCCATAATAATACCCCTTTAGGTTAAGAAATTCCGTGTTGTCGTTTCGCAGCAGCCCAAGCGTCTGCGACTGATTTGACAGATCCAACCTCATCCTTAGCACTTCTAGCAGAAGTAGCACCTGAAACAACAGACGCTGCACGTTTCGCCTCAGTAGCCTTAGTGACACGTTCAGTTTCTACTGAACGTTTAGCACTAACACGATCAAAAGCGATCTGCTTAAAGACTGCTTCAAGATTTGTATTCCCCTGCGCAAGCGCAGCAGCGACAACTTCTTGAGGATTAAAGTCTTCACCATATGTGTTTTGCAACCTTTGGATTTCAGTTTCAAGCCTTTGCTGCGCCTGCATTTGCTCGAAAACGCTCACACGTTTATCGATCTCCTGCAGTCGCTTATCAACTGGATCATCCAAACTGTAATCAGTTAGATAAGGATCATCATCCACCATGCGTTGTGCTTCTTTTCTTGAAACACCATAATGTTCAGATAACAAATCTAAAGTTCCAGCAGGATCATTATCCAGCGCCTGCCTAATGGCAGAAGCCCACTGAAGTTCCTGACGTTGCTGTGCTAGTTCCTGTGTCTTACGGGTATAGTCCGATTGACGACTGTAACCAGCAACTGCTTCAGATAGAGGAACACGTACATCAGCGCCATCAACTTTTACAGTGACATAATGGTCACCATATTCGTCAACGTCCAATAACGGAACATCTACATCCGCTTCACCCAAATCCTCGACTTGTCCGTCATATACGGGGTCTATATCGGGGGTATTATCGAGTATGTCACTCACTTGCTCTCCTTAGAGTCCTAATGGTTGCTCTATAGATATATATCTGCGTTACATAGTATTAGGTAACTGCATGCCTAATCTGCTTGACAACGCTGCTAAAACAGCGGGGTCAACACCTGACATTTGATCAGGACTCATAGCCATAGGTGCTCCACCACCCATGTCAGGCATGGGTGCTCCACCTTGTGGTGGCATCATTTCCTGTGGTGGCATAGCACCTTCAGGTGGCATGCCACCCATCTGAGGAGGAGGAGGTGGTGCTTGCTGAATGAACTGATCAGGGTTCTTAATACCAAAACCAAACTGAAGAACATGCGCTGCAAGAGCAGGCATGTTAATAAGTCCAGCACCAGCAAACGGCGACATAGCATCAACCATCTGTAGCGCCATCTGTCGTCGGAACGATTCATTCACAGGTGCTGTAGAACCAGCCTCAACTTCAAAGTCAAACTCGCCAGCAATATAGTCAGAATCAAAAGTGACCCACAAAGGCTCACCATCTTTACCAACAATACGAGCAACCTGCTCACCAGTCATGAACTGTTCAGCAAGAGCAACAAGACGATAAGCGACCTCAGCAATAGCGCCTTCAATGGTGGCTAACTTGTCTGCTGCACGAGCGTTGGCAGCATCTTGAACGATTGCTGCTTCAGTTGCTGTACGACGAATCTCAGGAACACCACCACGCTGATACTCAGATACACCTGAAACAGTTTGAATGTCACCTTCAATAATGTCTGACTGACGATAAAACTCAGGAGGAGTAAGAACAGCAGGGAAAGGAGCAACAACGTTCTGAAGGTTCTCATCACTTGAAACAGGGACAAGAACATTGTCGTAATCTGATTCTAAAGCCGAGCGACCATCAGCATCGAATGCTGATTCCTTAAATAGATACTTACGTGAGTACCGTTTACGGTGATTCATCATCTGAGTACGAGTCGCATTCAACTCACGTTGAAGTGGCTCAATAGCCTCAAGATCACCCATAGGATAGAAGTAGTCAGGAATGTCATAGTTGCGGATCATTACAAAGGGATGACCAAACGCATACGGCATATCCATAGGCTTAACTAAGAACTGTTGACAGCCCTCAGCAAACACACACATTGTTTTCTTAGCGATGTCGTAGTATTCCCATACTTCAACATAGCCTTCTTCAGTGTCCTGAATTTGGCGCTTATAAGGATCATCACTGTAACGTCCCCATGACGTAGCGTTGATGCTGTCACGAGCAGAACGTGAATAACGTTTATCTGACTTAACTTCTTTTAGGCTACGACGAATACGTTGCGCAATCCAACGAGCGTCATACATAGAGGTAGCATCAGGGTCAACGAACACATCAAATGGCGATACACGTTCAACAAAAGGACGATCTTCAGTCACGATAATGCTGGGGGTAATTTCATTACCATCAGCATTCGGATCGGAGTGGTCACCTTCTTGATCTATGGATTCTTCTTCAACATAACGATAACCAGCCTTAAGCCAGCCATGTCCAACGATTAGGAAGTCTTTGACTGCACGACGAAATTCGGGACGAATCTTATAGTGCTTCCACCAGTAGTTGACAACAGCCTCGGTAATGATTGCTTTAGGTGCATCTTCAGGGCGACGAGAGTTAACAGCGATCTTAGGGTAGTTAACAGCCACACTAGGTGCGATAACGTTTACCGTTGAGAACGAAATGTTAACAAGAAGACGATCTTCATCAGAGATGTCTTCATAATGCCGACCACGATAAAGGTCGATCAAACGTCGCCATGTGTCGTCGTATTGTTCTTCTCTACGCCAACGTTTACAAACAGAAATCTTTTTTTGATACGCTGAAAGTAGATCAGAGTTTGATTGACGAGCCATTATTACTCACCATCAATGCTGTTGATATATTCTTCTGAAGCACGATAAACGAAGTTGATGAGTGCGCCAACACCAGTCCAAAGGGCTGTCTTCCAAATCTCTAAACCGCCTACAGCACCACCAACAAGAATACCTGTTGAAGCAAACACAAATGTTGCTACTGCTTTCTTGGCTGATTCTGAATACTTCATAATCCCTCTTTCAAGTGGTAATCAATATGATCGTCTAAACGATCATCTATGTGGTCTACCTTGTCTTCAATACGGCGAAGAACTTTGTAGTTCTCGCCATGTTCCCTAGTGTTTTTAGAATCAAATCTTTTTAAAGCCAACATCAAAGGACCACCAATGAGTGCGACGACAATCGGGGTGATCCAATGCATGTCAGACCCAACGAGTTCCAACGGGTTCAGCCTTGATACCAGCGTTGGTAGCCTGCCTCATTTGTTCATCTTGACGCTGCTTGATAGTTGGACCATGAAAGTCCTCTTTGCCATGAGCGAAACCTAAACGAATACCTTTTACGTGGCAAGCAAAACAGACAGCACCTCTACGTGGAAGTACGTCAAAAGAGAACAGTTTGTCACATTCTGTGCAGTTAATAGATCCCATCACAGTATAAGTAGATCGTTACCTACGACCTACGTGCGTTATATGCTCCCAAAGGTACGGGTTTCAGCCCATCATCGCCATGAATAACGAATCTTTCAAACCAACTCAAACTGTACTTTGGTGGTGGCACTTCAGCCCGATACTCAGGCAACCAAACAAACTTCAACATCTGATGAGCAATAGCCAAAGACATCACCCTGTCGTCGTGAGGAGACCCATGCATCTTCCCATTAGGGTCACGCACATATGTCTTCAACTCTGCAATTGTTCGTTCGTCAAAAATGAAGATGTCTTCATCACGGATAGATCCAGCCAACTCGTCAATAGCCAAAGGCTTTGACGCAGTTGTAGTACGCCAACCCATAATCTCAGTAGCCTCAGGATTACGCTGCTGCAAGCGACGTTGACGATACAAATTCTTGTATCCATAACGTTGCAAAGCCTTAATCGTGGTTAGACCGTGGTTGTTATTTTCAACACCCAGTAGAGCATCGTTGTACCACCAGCCGACCTCTGCTAAAGCATCCCCAAAAAGATCAG